GTAGAGTACCGGTCTCCAAAACCGGGCGTCGTAGGTTCGATCCCTACCTGGTGTGCTAAAAGGCTCTATAGTTCAATGGATTAGAATAGATCACTACGGATGATCTGATCCTGGTTCGAATCCAGGTGGAGCCTCAAATAAATAAGGTCGTGTGGTCGAGTGGTTAGACGCTAGTCTGCAAAACTAGTTATACTGGTTCGATTCCAGTCACGACCTCAAAAAAATTTAAAGATATGATGATAGAAAGTAGAATAGTAGATAGAGGAAGTTTCCCCTCTAGTAAAGAAAACTTAAGAAGAGAAACAATAAAATTTAAACACGCCGAAAGATTAATAAAAAGAATCAAGAGGTTAATTAAAAAAGGAAAGTAATCTCAGATGGTGACGGGGCTCGCCTGCTAAGCGAAGCGTACTTTAATTGGTATTTGGTTCGATTCCAATTCTTTCCGCAACATTGACATATAGCTCAGTTGGTTAGAGCGTTGATCTGATACGTCAAAGGCCGAAGGTTCGAATCCTTCTATGTCAACCACATTTAGTCTCTTAGCTCAGTTGGTAGAGCGCTTGGTTTACATCCAAGATGTCGGGGGTTCGAATCCCTCAGGGACTACAAGATTAGAAGCGGTGAATGGGGTTACTTCTCAAAACTTTAATTTTTGACCAAAAAAACCACCCCGTTCAAATATTCTCTAATCTAAACTGGGGATGTAGCTCAGCGGTAGTAGCAACTGACTGTTAATCAGTAGGTCATAGGTTCGAATCCTATCATCCCCGCACTTCGGAGTGTTGAGCAACTGGTTGCTCAGCTGACTGTAAATCAGCCGCCTTACGGCATTGGGGGTTCGAATCCCTCCGCTCCGACCAATTTTGGGGCCGTAGTTTAATTGACTAAAATTTCTGACTTGCACTCAGAGGACCAGGGTTTGATCCCCTGTAGCTCCACAAAAACGCTGCTAGTAATAGTGAATCTTGGTGTACACAAGACAGAGGGTTAAGCGTGTCCCTCAAATGCGATAGTAGCTCAGTTGGTAGAGCACCGTCCTTCCAAGTCGGGGGTCGCAGGTTCGAATCCTGTCTATCGCTCGCCCATGGCGAGATAGCTCAGTTGGTTAGAGCGTCGGAATCATAACCCGAAGGCCGAGAGTTCAAATCTCTCTCTCGCTACTGTGACGGTAGCTCAGTTGGTTAGAGCGTCGGTTTGTGGTACCGAAGGTCGGGAGTTCGATTCTCCTCTGTCACCCAAATGCCTTTGTAGCTCAGCTGGTAGAGCACTCGCCTTGTAAGCGAGATGTCGCAGGTTCGATCCCTGTCAAAGGCTCCATTATTATTGCCTCTTCGTCTAATGGCAGGACCAGGGAATTTGGATCCCTAGATGGGTGTTCGAGTCACTCAGAGGCAACTTTCTACACAGTACGTTTGATTGTTCGAACACTATGATATATAATATAAAAAATATGGCAATTTGCTCTCTATGTAATACTACATTTAATAATTATAGATCATTATCTAATCACAAAAATAAGTGTACCGGTATAGAAAATATATACGGAATAATACAGAAAGAATATGATTCAGGTCTTTCATTAAGAGATATTTCCGAAAAATACAATATAAGCAAACATACAATACGTATTAATATAAAAACTAGAAATAACTCACAAGCATCCAAAGTTGCACGCAAAAAATATCCGGATTCTTTTATATGGACTGATGAAATGAAACAAAACCAAAGAATTAATAGATTAAATTATTTAAGCAAAAAATCAGGAAAAACTGCTTGGGAAAAAAAATCAAGGAAAGAATTATCATATCTAGAGGAATGGTTTAATAAAAAATGCGAGGAAAGAAATATTTATGAAAAATATGATGTGATAAATGAATATACAATATTTCCCTACTCTATAGATTTTGCATTTATAAACGAAAAAGTAGCAGTTGAACTTGACGGAAAATGCCACTTTATTAACGGGACAGAAAGAATAGAAAAAGACATCAAAAAAGATGATTTTTTAATATCTTTGGGATGGAAAATATTTAGAATAAGATACGACCAAATAGCAGATGATTCTAAAATAGATGAACTTTTTTCTTTTATAGGAAATCCATTAATCAAAAAAAATTTTGATTCCTTATTATATAGAACACAAATTAATAATAAAACTAAATCAGAGAAAAGAAAAGAAAATAAATTAACATACGAGAAAACACAGAAAGAATTTATAGATAAAATAATTAATTCAGACATAGATTTTTCCAAATTAGGGTGGGTAAATAAAGTATCTGAAATATTACAAATATTACCACAGAAAGTAAATAAATGGATGAAAAGATTTATGTGTGATTTCTATGATGCTAAATGTTTTAAAAGAAGCCCAGTATGTAAAAAAGTGTAGTTATGAAAGTGCTAGTACTAAATAATGACTTTACGCCTATAAGCGTTACCGATTTTGCCCGGGGGTTTAAGCTTGTATACAAAGGTAAAGCTGAGGTTTTAGAGCATGACGAACAAAATCCAATTGTTACTGATCAAAGCACTTACAAAAGACCGTCAGTAATTCGTCTTCTAAAATATGTTGTTTTGCCTTTTAAGAAGTTAAAGCCTACAAGGGAAAATATCTTTAAAAGAGATGGCATGAAATGTATTTATTTAGGATGCGAATCCAATAAGAATCTCACATTAGATCACGTTCTTCCAAGATCTAGAGGAGGTGGTAACACATGGGAAAATCTAGCTACCTGCTGTTCAAAATGTAACGGTAGAAAGGGCGATAGAACACCTGAGGAAGCTGGTATGAAAATGAGACAAAAGCCATTTAAACCAGGCTATGGTTATTTCATAAGGAATTTTTCCAAAGGGATCGATGTTTGGACAGCATATCTTCCTGATTAATTTTAAAAATCCCAGTATTACTGGGATTTTTTGTGAATCTTATATCTATAAGATTTATAAATAATAAAAGATATGCTATTTGACTTTGACGATATTCTTATCGAACCAGAAATGCACACGGGAATACTTTCAAGAAAGAAAGTAGATCCTTTCGACGAGAAACAAATGCTTCCCCTTTTTACAGCTCCAATGGACACAGTAATCAGTATGGATAATTATGAAGTTTTTAACTCTCATAAAATATACAGCATTATTCCTAGAAAAATAGAATACGAATTAACAGATATCTCATTAGATCATAAGGTTTGGTTTTCTTATGGTTTAGACGATTTTAAGAGACTTTTTATTGATAATCAGGCTAACATACCTCTAGGTCGAAAAGCGTACGCCTTAATTGATATAGCGAACGGACACATGAGGATTGTAAAGGAATTGCTAGAACAATCTAAGGAAATCTACGGAAGAAATCTAGTTATTATGGTTGGTAATTGTGCTAACCCTTTAACATATCTTTCTTTAGCACAATCAGGAGCTGATTATGTTAGAATGGGAATAGGAAACGGAGCAGGATGTTTAACAACTGTACAAACAGGTGTTGGTTATCCTATGGCTTCTTTAATTCACGAGACTGCAAAAATCCAGCAGGAAAGAAATCTTTCAACCAAGATCGTAGCAGACGGTGGATTTAAAAAATATGCTGACGTGATTAAGGCATTAGCTTTAGGAGCTGATTACGTGATGCTTGGAAGTATTTTTAATAAAGCTCTAGAAAGCTGTGGTGAAACATATGAGGGCAACAAAAAATATGATTCATGGACTGAACCTGGAGATAAAGTAGATCAATACTCTTTTGATACACTAATCCAATTTGAAGCAGGAAAGAAATTCTATAAGAAGTTTAGAGGTATGTCTACAAAAGAAGTTCAGAAAAGCTTAGGTAAAACTGATCTAAAGACTTCCGAAGGAATTAGTAAGATGCAGCCTGTTGAATATACACTTAACGGATGGACCGAAAATTTCAAGGACTATCTTAAATCTGCAATGAGTTATACTGATTGTTTGACACTAGGTGAATTTATTGGCAAAGTGAGGTTCAATAAAATCACTAAAAATTCTATGGAAAGATACCTTAAATAGGAAACTAGATAGGGTTTTTTAGTATAATAAGAAAAGGTTTAATGAAAAAGTTTGGAAGATTTAATGATGTGATCCTTTGGACTGCTCAACAGATGTATGATTATTCATACATTGTTCACACTGAAAAATGGCAGGGAAAAGAGATCAAACATGATCCTAGATATGCTATGATTGAAACATTAAATCTTTCTTTCTCATGTCAGATGTCACCAGACATTAAAGTTATTGGTGAACAAATCAAACCTAATTTTGCATGGGCAGACGAACACTTTGATGAAAGAGTTAGTGGAGCTCCTCTTAATCCACCTCCTTCTCACGTTCGTTGGCCTTATGCACAAAAAAATAATTCTGAATTTGGAGGCGAAGAAAAATTCTCTCATACTTATCCGGAGAGGATCTGGCCTAAATATGGTGAATTAGAGAACTACGATAAACAGGCTGAAAAGATCAGGGGTATCAGATATGATTATGGGGATTTTAACGATGTTGTTGACTTGATGGTTAGAGAACCTTTCACAAGACAAGCATTTCTCCCTATTTGGTTCCCTGAAGATACAGGATCAGTTCACGGAGAAAGAGTTCCTTGTACAATAGGATATCACTTTATTAGAAGAGCAGAGTGGGTTCATGTTGTTTACTATATCAGATCTTGTGATTTCTTCAGACACTTTAGAGATGACATCTATTTATGTGCTAAGAAGGTATTTTGGCTTATCGAAGAATGTAAGAAAAAAGATCCTGAAAACTGGAAAGATGTAAAACCTGGTATGCTTACGATGCACATTACTTCTTTACATGCTTGGGCTTCTGAAAAACCTATGCTTAAGAATTTATTATAAGGATATATAATAAATGCTAAAACATCTAAGAGACTTCAAAAACTTTTTAAACGAATCTATAAGAATAGATAAAGTAGATCCTGAATCTTATCAAGACGAGACTGTTACTGCTTTACCTTATCCAAAACTAATAGAAGAAAATAGACAAGCATTTCTTAAAAAAATAGTCAGGATATCAGACGATTTAGGAATTGATCCATTATGGCTTATGCACACTATTTTTCACGAGAGTAGATTTGATTCTAAGAAAAATGACAGAATGTCAGGAGCAGTAGGACTTCTATCATTTATGCCTTTAGTTATAGAAAAATTCATAGATACAGAGAGTGGAAAAACATTAACTCCTAACGACGTTTTACAAATGTCCAATATTGATCAACTTGATCTTATCAGGTCTTTCTACAAGACTTGGTTTCAGAGAATGAAGTTAAAAAAACCAATAGTAGCTGGCGATTTTGCAGCAATTACTTTCTATCCTGCAGTAATAAAAAAAGATTGGGAATGGGAATTTCCAGATTATATAGTAGAGAAAAATAATCAGATGTTTAAATCGTTCCCTTCTGGCGGGGGTAAGACTAAAAAGGATTACTACGAGTACATAGATCAGATTTTCGGGAATGAAGGAGAACATGATGATTCAAATAATCATCTACTAGGTAATTTTACGGGAGCTATAGCTGAGCCGGGGGAATATGAAAATAAAAAACCACTTGAATATTACAGAGAACTTCTTACTAGTATAGAAGATCCAGTTCTTAGCCAGCAATCACAAGCACAACTACAAGACCAACAGGAGACAGAAAAATTTAAGCAAAACGACAACTAAAAATAAAACAATCCTCTATGAAAGCCATCATTAATTTTTTTAAAAATCTGTTTAGTAAAACTGAAAAAAATCTTGAAAACTACGATATAGATTTTAAGATGAATATGAGTCTTTGGGATCCACCAAAAAATGTTGAGATCTACCAGGAGATTAGAGATGAGCATCAAAAAAGTGAAGTAGAGGAAAAGCCCAAAAAGAGAAAACCCACTAAACCTAAATCTAAGAAAGTGGAAGAAGTAAAAGAAGCTCCCGTTAAAAAAACGAGAAAGAAAAAATCAGAGTAATTTTTGTAACTTTTTATAAGTTGGTTATATAATAGTAGAACTAGAGGTTTCTAGTCACTTCCCGGTCAACAAACCGTAGAGTTTTCAGAAATGGAAACAAAGGAAGGGGCCAAATAAAATAGTCTTTATGTATTATTCAACGCCAAGCGTGACGTCGCAGTGTACTGCGAACATCACAAAAAACAGAAATAGATCTAAGATCTATGAGAATTCCGTCTATCTAAAAGACGGTGAAAATTTCGAGATTGAATTATTCAATCCAACAACGTCAAGGGTACTTGCAAAAATCACTATCAACGGTAATAGTATTTCTAATTCAGGGATTGTACTAAAACCAGGTGAGAGAGTTTATCTGGAAAGATTTATCGATTCAAACAACAAATTTGTTTTTGAAACGTATGAAGTCGAAGGATCAAATGAAGCTTTAAATGCTATCAGAAATAATGGAGGTGTAGAAGTTTCTTTTTATACTGAGATTACAACTTCCACTTACTCGTCATTTCCTGGATCTCTTACATTGACTTCTAGTAGTAATACAGGATACATCCCCGGTACATTGTATGATACTTATAGCTATCCATTCGGTGGTACCACTGTAAATAATACTTTTACTGTGTCCAGCGTTACTAGCGGTTCTATAGGAGTTAATGCTAGTGTATCTAAAAGTGTTGAAACAGGTAGGATAGAAAAAGGTGATTCGAGCAATCAATTATTCGAAACAGTAAACGGAAATTTTAGCTCATTTCCTACAAGTTCTATTATCATTAAATTACTTCCTGAGTCACAAAAACCAGTTGAGGTTTCTACTCTTAGAAACTACTGTACAAACTGTGGTACAAGAGCTAAAAAGCAATCTTGGAAATTCTGTCCAAATTGCGGGGAAAAAATCTAAATCTTACTACACAAAAAACCCAAGAGAAATCTTGGGTTTGTAGTTTTTATAGGTATTGTGACCAGTCGTTAGCCATTTCAGCTTGAGAGATCTCCATATCAGTATAAGGCCTAATATTTTGTAGTGGTGTTCCTTGGTAAGACATATAGGCATCTTTAGGAACCGGCATTTGATATTGTGGGGCTGACCCGTATCCTCCATATGCACTAGCTGAAGCAGTAGACGGCATTGATGATGTTTTATCCCCAAAAATCCATTCAGTAAATTTAACTCCGCTTTTTAAGTTTCTAGCTTCTCTCTTAAGTGATTTTATTTTAGAAGTGTCCTTAGCTAAATTAGCAATCTGAGATCCTCCGTTCGTAACGAAATTTTTAAGAGATCCCATCATTTTACTTGTATAAGGTGCTATACCAGCAAACTTAGAAGTAAATTTAGCGCTCTTAAAGAAAGCTGCAATTTTAGGGAAAAATTTAGCTACTAAATTAACTAAAGGCCTTAATATGCTAGCTCCTAAACCAGCTCCTTTTCCTAAAGCTTTAACTAGCAATGTACCACCTGCTCCAATATATTGCCCGAAGATTGGAATTAATCCGATAGCACAAAGTCCTGCTAAAAGATATTCACCTTGTTTAGCATAAGATACTAAGTTAATACCCTCTGCTGCAGATCCTACTACTGGAAGAAGCGCTGCAAAATCTAATATTGTATTATACCAAGCCTCTAGTAATTGTGGATCATCAGAATTAAGATATTCTAATGATTCCCTTATCTGTTGAGGGGAAAACTGTAGTTTTCCCTCTGTTATAAATTGTTCTATAGACAATAAATTCTCCATGAATTTTTATTTTATATATCTACATTTCGAATTTTTTACATTTAGATACACTATAAATAATATGTTATACAGATCAAATAAGATTTATGTCGAAGATTCTTCCATTCACGGGAGAGGAGTTTTTTGCTCGGAAATAATAAAGCAAGGGGAAATTATTGAAGAATGCCATTTTTTTATAGTTCCCCGAGAATTGGAATATCCTAAGATTCTACATGACCATTTTTTTAGCTGGCCTAAAAAGGGGGAAGGATTATGTATATGCTTAGGATTTGGAAGTATATTTAATCATTCAGATAAAGAATTTAATGCTGACTGGGAAACTGATACACAGAAAAACAAAATAATATTTTTTGCTCTTAGAGAAATATCAATAGGAGAGGAGATATTTACAAATTATCAAAAACCGGGAAACATCTAAGGAATCATTTTTTTTAAACAAAAATAGTAGTTATATTTACAATTAATAAATAATGGATATGGATATGGGAAACATGAAAAAACTCCAAGATTTAGAAGATCAGATTGATGAACTCTATGATGAGCAATCAAGAAAACTCTATAATTATATAGAAACCATGGGCGAAAAAGCTTTCGAAGAAGGAAGCCCATTATACAAATTTAGAGACTCAGATCTTTTTGAAAGATTGATTAGCCATTTTGAAGAATTAGAAGAATACGAAAAGTGTGCATTTTTAGTAAAATCGTCTTGGAGTATTAAAAAATCTATACTGGGAAGTCTGGTCTAAGAACTTGGAAACTTATTTGTCTTTTTCTACTATAAATATAGTATGGAAAAGGGCAAAAAATATATTAAAAGATCTCCCGACGGTAGATATTTTATTTATATAGAAAAACCTGAATACATTATTGATAAGGAGAAGAAAACAAAGCTATGGCTTTCTTCTCCTTTTTTGTTTTCTGAGGCATTGGATGATAATCCAATTGAGGCAGAAAAAACTCTAGATACCCTTATTGAATGGAACGAGGAATCCCAGAACTTTGAAGCTTGTTCTAAACTTCTTAATCTTAAGAGAAGTTTTAAAAATAATTCAAAACCGTTGAATTAAAACGGTTTAATAGGGGTATAATAAAGAAAACAACTTATGGAAGAAATTTTTGAAAGTGAAAAATTGCTCCGTGGAAGAATGATTTCTTCTTCTAAATCATCTTACCGAGATAGATTTCCAGACAATGAAGTTTATTTTAATTCAAATATTTTTGTTTTAGGAGAGGGTAAAATTTGGTATGGTGATATTGATGTAACTAAAGAAAAAGAGCAATTGGAAAACGTAGCAAGAGAAATAGGGAAAGATCTATACATTCTTAGTGAAATGGATGGAAGATTTGGAAATGAGGAATTAAAGGATTCTGAAATTATTACTAAAGCAAGATGTAAGATAACTAAATAATAAAAATAATATGGCAAAAAAAGAATTTTCGTTTACAGAATTAGACAAAGCCCTTTCAAAGATCGATGGATTTGAAATGGGATCAATTTTAGAAACCAATGAGTTTTCAAAAACAACAGAATGGATTTCGACGGGTAATTATCTTTTAAATGCTCAGCTTTCAGGAAGTTTGTTTGGAGGTATAGCAAATAACAGATCAATAGGAATTGCAGGCGATCCTTCTACAGGTAAAACATTTCTTGCAATGAATATCACAAGAGAAGCTCAGAAGCAAGATTATGATGTTATTTATTGTGACACTGAAGGTGCTATAGATAAAAGCTCAGCCAAAAAATTTGGAGTTGATCCAACTAGAGTTCGATACCAGCCTATTAAGACTATTAATGACTTTAAAATATTCACAACAAATATTTTAGAAAAAGTTAAGAATGCAAGAAAAGAAGGAGCAGAACCTAAAATCATGATCATTTTAGATTCTCTTGGTATGCTTAGTACGGATAAAGAAACAGGTGATGCCATTAAGGGTAAGAGCGCAATGGATATGGGATTAAGATCTAAAGAAATGAGATCTTTATTCCGTGTTATAACATTAGATCTAACCGGTGTTAGAATTCCATTGGTTTGTACTAATCACACAACAACAGGTGGAATAGGTGGATTTATGCCAACAAAAGAAGCATCGGGAGGTGACGGACCAATTTTCTCCATGAGTAATGTTATTATGCTTTCTAAAGCACAATTGAAAGAGAATGACACAAAGACTGGAATTATTGTAACATCGACACCTAAAAAAGCAAGATTCACAAGACCTTATCCAGTTAAATTCCATATCTCATTTATGAATGGTATGAATCCTTATGTGGGATTACAAGATTTTGCTTCTTGGGAAATTTGCGGAATTGAGAGAGGTAAATTGGAAGTTGATAAAAAAACAGGAGAGATGGAATTTACACCTAGTGCTACTTCTACAAGATGGGCAATTAAGCATTTAGGTAAGACTGTTACTTCTTCTCAATTATTTAATGGTGAAATATTTACAGATGATGTATTAAGCATGATTAATGAGAAAGTAATTAAGCCTCATTTCTTATTACCTGATCTTTTTGACGAGGATGAATTATCAATATTAGCTAATCCGGAAGGTGAAGAAGAAGAAATAGAAGAGAATGGAGAAGAGTAAACTTAAAATGAAATATCTTTTAGGTATATGGAGAGATCTTCCAGAATACCCAACAAAAGAAGATGTTATATACGAGCTTAATTCTTATCTAATTAAAGATGGAAGACCTGATGGGGAATTCTCAGATCAGACTTTCAATTCATTTTTACCGGAGAATTGGGAAAGTGAAAAATTTGGAGATGCTGTAAAAGAATTAATAGAAACGGAGATTTTCGAGAAAACTGAAAAAACTTTAGGAAATAAAAATTGGTACAAAATAAAGGATAACCCACATTATTAAAAAATGCAGAATCAACACTTAGAAAATATTTGGTTTAAAGCCGTAATCGATAATCCAGCTTATATTGAAGCAACTGAATCTAGCTACTTCAAGAATACAGATTACCAGGAGGCTTTTAAAGTTGTAAAATCTTTCTGGAAAAAATATCAGCAAATACCTAGCAAAAATCAAGTTAGAGAATCTGCTAAGCTTTTAAAGATTGAAGACAAACTTACAGATTCATTATTGGAATCTATGTGGTTTATATCATTAAGCGATTATGATCTAGATTGGTTACAACAAAATACCGAATCTTGGATAGAGTGGAAGACACTAGAAAAAAGTGCGGTTGACTCTATTAATTATATTAAAAGTACCGATGTAACTCCTGACAATATTAAGGATGTAATTAACACTTACAAATCAATTGTTGTTGATAGAAACAAAGTGGATTTCTCATTTGATATGGGATTAAACTTTAATGATCCGGAAGCTCATAAACAATACGCTAACAGCACATTCTCCAGCGGATATGAATATATTGACTACTGCTTAGGAGGAGGGTTTTCTGCTAAATCATTATATGTTTTGTTGGGACAACCTAAAGTTGGTAAAACACTATGGCTAGGAAATATAGCATCACAAGCTGTAAGAGCTTCTAATAATGTTGCTATTATTACTCTCGAGTTAGGTGACAGAAAATATATGAAAAGATTAGGATCTAATCTTCTAGGTATTAGAATGTCAGAATATAAGAATACTGCTGACAATGACGAGTTACTAAAGAAAAAAATTAGAAACATTGGATTTGACAATTTAGCAACACCTGGTCAATTAGTCGTTAAGGAATTTCCAACATCGCAAGCATCTGCAATAGACGTGGAAAACTGGCTTTCTAAAACAGAGCAGATAATGGGAATAAAATTTAAGATTGTTATTATAGACTACATTAATATTATGAAGAACTGGAGAAATCCAAATTCTGAGAATACTTATATGAAGATCAAACAGATTGCAGAAGATCTTAGAGCTGCTGCACAAAGAAATGAATGGGCTATAGTAACTGCAACACAAACAAAACAAAGCGAATTTGATGCTACTGATTTAAGTATGAATTCAGCATCTGAATCTTCTGGCTTAGTGGCTACAGTTGATGGAATGTTTGGTATTATTCAAGATCCGTTAATGTATACGGCAGGAGAATATAAATTGAAGCTACTAGCAAACAGGGACGAGGGATATAAAAACTCATACAGGAAATTCCTGGTTGATTACAATTTTATGAGAATCTCAGAGGATCCTAATTCTCAAATAATGAACGATTAATGAAAAAACAAAAAAAACTGATTGAAGATGATGCGAAAGATCTTGACCTAAACCCTGAGATTGAGGATATAGAATCCAAAAACGTAGAGCTAGAAGAATTCGAAGTTGATCCCAACCTAGACTATAGAAGTTTACAATCTACGGTCACTTACGAGGACGAGGAATATTTACATTCAGTTAAGCTAAATTCCAAGATAGATGAGATATTTTTAAGATCTAGGTGGACAATTATTAGTCCAAGTAAAAAGATTCCTAAAGATCTTATCCCTTTAATATTTCAGGATATTCTTAAGGAATTAGAGGAAACAGAATTCTCAATGGTAGAGAAATTTGTTGCAATATGTGACTATACAGCTATTAATTACCAGAAAGCTTATGAATCTATCCATATGAAATATAAAGAGATTATAGTTCAAGAAATGGACAAAAAATATGGTATTCTAAGTAAGAAAGGTATTAAAAAAATATTTTAATGCTAGATTTTCCAAAAATAAAGAGAGTAATTTTTATTACCGATACTCACTTAGGTGTAAGAAACAATTCTAACGATTGGATCGAAATACACGAGGACTATTTTAAGAACTGGTTTATACCATTATGTAAGAAGATTTATAGACCGGGTGATTGTTTAGTTCATCTTGGCGATGTTTACGATAGTAGACAATCATTAAATCTTAGGGTACTTAATCTTGGAATAGAAATTTTCGAGGAATTATCCGGCATTTTTAAAGATGGTATCTTTATAATATGTGGAAATCACGACATCTATGGTAAAAATACCAACGAGGTCAACTCTTTAAAATCTTTAAAATGGATACCAAAGATTAAAATATTCGAGGAACCAGAGACAATACAAATGGGTCCTAAGAAAGTTTTTCTAATGCCATGGAGAAAGGATCACGAAGCAGAAAGGGAAACATTATCTCAAGCGAAAACCCATGATTATATGTTCTGCCATACAGATCTAAAAGGGCTTATGTTCAATAAGTTTGTTAGAATTGAAGCAGGGCTTGAATATTCAGATATGGATAAATTTGAAAGAGTTTATTCTGGACATATTCATTTCTCTCAGACATTTGGTAAAATGAGAATGCTAGGATCCCCGTATCAACTAACAAGATCTGATACAGATAATGCTAAAGGTATAACTGTTTTGGACCTAGAGACAGGATTTGAAGAATACTACGAAAACAATTATTCTCCAAGATTTGTTAGGATGTCATTCGAACAAATATTGAATTCTACACCTTCAGAGCTAAATCCAATTTTTAAAAATAATTTTATCGACATATTAGTAGATCCAGAAGTTGCAGTTAAAGCACCACTTGGATTATTAACAGAATATGTAAATCCCCCGCTTAAAATTTCTTTCACTCCTATTACTAGCAACGATCATGAAGTTGTAGACGAAGGATTTCACGATCTAGAGGGTAAGAGCTTTTCTATATTAGATCTTACACAGTTATATCTAGATAAATGTAATTACGAGGACGATAAGAAAACTAAGATTTATAAAGCAATAGAAAAACTTTTACACAAGGTTTCAGTCAAAGTAGAAGAAGATGAAGATACAGAAGATTGAGTGGAGAAACGTTGCCTCTTATGGTAATAAGACCCAGATTTTAGAATTACCGGAAAAATCTGGACTTATACAGGTTGTAGGTGAAAATGGTGTTGGTAAATCAACTATTTCCGATGTTATTACTTTCGGTCTATATGGTAAATTAGAAGGGAAAAAACTAAAGGATATTCCCAATAGATCTAATAAATCTGCATGGATGAAAATAACATTCGAGCAGGATGGTAGAATATATGAGGTTGAGAGGGGTTTAGACCCATCTCTTTTTCAGCTTTCGATAGATGGGAATATCTATGATCAAGCAGGTAAGGATAATGTACAGGACTTTCTATCTAATGACATATTAAAGATACCATACTACGTATTTAATAACACTATATCATTATCAATTAACGATTTTAAAAGCTTTCTCAAGATGAGCACAGCTGATAAGAAATTAATTATTGATAAGATCTTTGGGTTTTATATTCTAAACGAAATGAGAGATATTCTCAAAGAAGAAACAAAGAATATTAAATCATCAATAGACAGGTTATCTGGTGAGATATTTGCAACAGGAAGATCTATAGCAGCTTCTCAAAAAGAACTAGATGAGCTACAACAAAGAATAGTAGAAAACGCAGGATCTGAAATAGGAAGTGCAGAGGAAAATTTAGAAAATTACAGAGAGCTACTTAAACTGCATTCAGACAAGCTTAAAGATTTTAGAAGTAAAGAAAATGAAGCTCAGAGGAACGTAACAAAATCATACGAGATTTTAAGTGATCTTTCCTCTAAAATAAAAGAACTAGATTCTAAAATGAATCTGTATAACAATGAAAAATGCCCCACATGTAAATCTGATCTTTCTACAGATTTTCATAAAAACGTATTTGACGATCTATCAAATACAAGGGAAAAATACACAGACGGTCTCAAGGATTTAAAGAAGAATTACGAGGATGCTAAAAAGGTACAATCAGATTTAGCAACTATTAAAAATGATTTATTTACCAAGGGAGGAAAGATCGAGAGTGCAATAAGAACTTTACAAGATAAATTAAAAACACTTAAGACTGCCAAGAATAATGATCAGTTAAATTCTATACGTAAACTATTAAATTCTGCTAATGATGATCTATCAAATTTTAGTCAGGAAAAAACCGTATGGGAAGAAAGACAAATATGGGTTAAGACCTTAGATGAAGTATTAAGCGAGAAGGGCGTTAAGCAGCTCGCTATTAAGTCTATTCTCCCCTCGCTTAATAATGAGATACTTAATACACTTCTATCACTTCATTTGCCTTATAAAGTGGTATTTAACGAGGAATTTAATGCTCAGATATTTCATATGGGGGAAGAGATATCTTCACAGACATTATCAACTGGAGAAATGAAAAAAGTTGACTTTGCAGTACTTGTAGCAATCATCAAGTTGATGAAAATCAGATTCTCGTCAGTTAATATATTATTCCTTGACGAGATATTTAGCTCTGTAGATCCTGATGGAGTTCACAGCATACTAAATACATTAAGAAAATTATCTGATGATTTAAGTATGAACATTTTTGTGATTAATCATGCTCCGATGCCCACAGAGATATTCGATTACAAAATAGAAATATCAAAGAAGAACAATTTCTCGGATATTGCTTTTGAAAAGTTATCTTAAATCCCCTTCGGATATATAAAACATGGCAGAAGTATATCCAGCAGGTACCACATCGATTAGAAATCTTACACCAAGATACAATTACTTCTTGGTAGTAAAACCTGATTCATTAGTAGACGATATTCCACAAAAAGAGTATTTTGTTTACAGATTTAAAGTATCTGTTTCTTCGAGTGATGGGGTAAGATATTTAAAATCTTATTTTATAGGAGTATCTTTAATAGAGTGTAGATCTTTATCCGATGTAGAATATGCAACTGGTAATTTTCAACATCCAGATTACACTAACAGCAACATGACTCCTCTAACATTTAAGATGAGAGATATTCCAATCTATTTACAATCAGCAGTAGGTATAATAAATCTTAATAAAGATCCATACCAATATGGAAGCAAACCAATCATTATCGATAGTACTTCCGTAATATTAGACAATAATTAATATGAATTTTTTAGAAAAATTTAATACGGACGACGTATTCTTTAGAGGTATTATCTTAGGGTTACTTAGTAAACTGAACGAGACTATAACTTATACTCAGGTCAATTCAGACCAAAGCAGTAGTACTATATACATCCCTTTTTTCTACTCTATGGTAGGAGATGAGCCATTCTTACAGGATTTCTATTTATCTTATGAAGATTGCGACGGTAATCCTGCTTTTGCTGAAGGTAACTACGATGTTGTACCTAGGGGAATATTGGAAATGGGTGCAATAAGAATAGACACAGGAGGAGCGACTACTAAATATGTAAGGGCTTCTTATGTAAAAGAAGTCGAAAAAGGAAGTGGTAGCGAAATGGTTACTTATTCTTCTTACTTAAATCCTATACCTTTAGGAATACAGATAAGTGCAAAAATAAAAGCAGATACCACAGTGGATGCTTTTAAAATACAACAGAGCGTTCTAGAAATACTTTATAAAAGATTCCAATATTTCTTCTATTACAAAGGATTTAGAGTACCTGTTCAGGTTAGCTTACAAGATTCTCCTCCAGATAAACAGCCTAACAATTTTCAAATGTCTTACGGATCACAGAGAGGTGAAGCAATAACACTTAGTTTCTCTATGGACCTAGAGACTTATCTTCCACAGTTAGATCTTACGACAGAAAGATTTAGAGGAAACTTAATGCAAGGAGGAATAAAATTAAATGTTGAATTAGGTACTGCTCCGCCAGACAATAGTACAATTATAAGTGGACTTGGAATTTATGATATTAATAAGGACATCACAGGTGTGACTGGAGCAACGGGTCAAGCTCCTTATAATCCTTAAGAATTTAGCATCTGATCCTCGTTATTAGGAGTTTCTTCAGTTTCTTTTATTTTTTCAGGTTCTATCTCCTCAATACCAGAATCTTTAGATTTTCTGTATCCTAAAAGTGTTGCTCCTATAGATATCATAATAATAGATTGTGTTAAAATATCTACACTCTTATCAAGAAACATTTTATCTATACATCCAAGAAAAAAACAAACACCTCCAATAAATACAATATAAAGTCCCGCCGTACCACTTCCTGATGTTTTACCGTCGGAATTTGAAGTAAGTTGACCGAAGCTAAACCTGTCCATTGCTGCTCTTAATTTTTTCATAACATTTTTACTGATATATATTACAAACAGAAAGCCAAAATGGCAGAACTAATAGAATTTACATCAATCGGCAATTATAGGATAATCTCCTACAGCGATTCATTTAAGAACGTACAAAGTTTCAATGGATGGATTATAGATGCTAGTGGAGAGAATCCTCCTAGTATTTTTCTTTATCTGGAATTCAGGTGGAGTATTAATGGAGATAACTGGTCATTGTGGAGTGAGCTAACAGAACAAGCAGTACAGGCTCTTCCTATATCTCCGGCAAATCCCCTATGGATAGAAATAAGATTAACTGCTGCTTCAGATGAAAATTCTAGCCCTTATTTTCCCCCAGGAACTAATTTAAGTCCTCCAATAATATTAAATGATTTTGAGCTGGATTTAACTTATGCTACTGTGGATCCTAGAGATCTAATGACAGCACCGCCTGCACCAATTTGTGGAAGAGAGCTAACTAACTATCCTATAGTTTTTAGCGATTGTGATTTTACATTTAGACCTTATGATATAAACAGAGCAATAAATCTCTATCAGGATCTAAGTAAGGTTGTAAATAATGTTTTTGGCCACGAGGTGGTGTATTATTCAGTACAACCACAAGGTAGAGGAAAAGATGTTCTATTAAAAGAGTATACATTATTTGACGTTGTTGATGAGAAATGCGTGAAGGTAATGGTGCCTAATAACCAATTCCCGGATGCAGCTTTAACATTTGAAACGTGGGGATTAAATTTTAACCAGCCTTTTGAAATTCATATAGATAGAAAATATTTTGAAGGGATTTTTGGTAAGGGATCTCAGCCAAGAAAGAGAGATATTATTTATTTTCCTAGAACTAATAGAATATACCGTATAGATTCAATGTACGTTTTTAGAGACATAAATAACTATCCAGTATATTTTAAAATACAATTAGTAAAATACGATGTTCAAAAGAACACAACATTTACTGATGCTGTGGATGGAACTGGATTACTTGATTACACAGTAAACACAAAGGATTTATTTGGCGAAGAAGTGAAAAATCAAGAAACTGACGCAACTAAGCCACAGCAATATGCGGTTACATCACAGAGAAGATTAGAAGATCCTACAAGATCATACATAAATAAAGATCTACCTATTATCGAATATGATCTAAATAACAACTGGACAATAGTATTTAATAATTATTATGATCTAGATAAGATATTTGTAGATGATCCAAACACTATAGATCCTGTATCTCCTGCTTCTGGATGGACTGACGAAGAAAGAGATGCTGTTAGATGGAAAGCAGATCCTGTTCTTACTGATGCAGATGAAAGATCATTTATGTGCTGGTTTAGAACTAGAAATTATCTGGACAGAAGTAAATTAGTTCCCAAGCCTTCACCTAAATTACCAATTTCAATAGATAACATAGGAAGTGGAGAAATAACTTATACAACATATCCTATACCTCACAATTTTCACATTAGGCCTAATCCTAATGGTTATGTTTCTATCCTAGGAGACTCAATCAGATCTGGTGGTTTTGAAATACTAAATATTGTAGATGGATTTAGATTTACTGTTAAGGACGGAGGTGCACCAGCACCTGCTAATACTGCTGGATGGAAAGCGCAGAAGGCACAGTCTAGAATATTGTTTGATGGCTATTATAACGGACAAGGGTTATATCTAGATTTTATATGGAGCGGATCGAACGCAGTAGAAAGTCCAACAACTAATAACTACCTACAAACAGGTAGTTTTAGAATAAGGATAAATAACTTAGAGATCTCTTCACCTTTTGGAGCTGGGATCACAAGCACATTAGGCCCTTTTATACCTAGCGTTGACGATTGGTTTGGATTCGTTTTTAATTTCTCTAACGTTTTTAGACAATATTCAATAAAGGTTTGGAAGTTAACTTATGACCCAGAGAATCCTACAACACAAACTTCGGATTTGAGCTTAGTACATTCTTTGGATGGTGTGACAACACAGGCATATACATTTAATGTACTTCCTGTTATAGAAGAAAATTACGATAGTCCTTTTTATGGAACTAATAATTATGCTTACAAAACTAGATCTTGTCCATTGTGGGCAACGAACTATAGATTTTTTAAATACATGGTAGAAGAGGAAAAACAATCAACAATACTAAATCAGAATATAATAGATGATGCTCAGTTGGGTATTATTATAGATAACGCTAAACCGGTACTGAAACTTCCAAAAATTGCCAGAAACAGATAATTTATGCCAAGAAGAAAACCAAAAAAAAATAATCTTTCAAAAGAACAAGAGCTTAACCTCAAGGATAGACTCGATGGTATCATTTTGGCGGACGAAATGCTTGCAGGATTAAGTGCTCCTGATATACCGCCAATGAAGCCTCAAAGGTTTATAAATGTAGATACAGTTAAAACTGAGGTCGAAGTGGAAGCTAGAGCAATACTAGACTCGCTATCAAAGTTTTATAATGATATGGAAAATCTTCCTGCTGATAACTATATTAGACACAAACAAAAGATAGACGCATTAAATATTTCAACAATGGCTTTTCAGATAAGAACTGCTCAACATGCTATATCAAAATTAGTTGAGGAGATAGATTCAGGAAGAATGGAGCCAAGATTATTCGAGGTTCTAGCACAGCTACAAAATCAGATAATGCAAATGCCTAAAAACTTTTCCAATTATATGACTCAAATGGAAAAGAACTATAAGCAATTAAAAAGCGAATCTGCAGAGATAAACAAAGAAAATATAGAATTTGATTCAGACGGTAATCTAATACAATCTAAAGATAATATGGATGCTCTTAAAGTTAGAGGTAATAAATCTTTAATGGAAAATCTACAGAATATCATGAAAAATGGTAGTATGGTTAAGGAGGCAGAAATAGTAATGCCGAAAGACAATCTAATAAATCCCAAGACTAAAGACGGGGGAACCTCCGACCTTTTGGGTGGCGACGATGACGAGTACTTTGAAATAGAGGACGACATCTTCGAATAAATATAAAAATATGGCTGAAGATAAATCAGGTAATAATTATTGGTCGACGGAAAAAGTTGGTACTCTTATCTATAATGCAGAAGAGCATGGGATAGACTATAAAGATGTGGACAATCCGTTTCACGAGAATGATCCTGAGCTTAGAAAGGGTAATATTCTTTTTGAATATACCGAATGGGAATTAGAGGAAATGCAAAGATGTGCCGCTGATGTTGTTTATTTTGCTAACAAGTATTGTCACGTTATGACTGATGAGGGCATTAGACAAATACAGCTCAGAGATTATCAAATACAAATTCTAAATCAATATCAGTTCCACAGGAAAAATGTTTTTGTTTCTCCTAGACAATCTGGTAAAACTATTACATCATCTATATTTCTTCTTTGGTTCCTACTATTTAACTACGAGAAAAATGCCATGATTATGGCAAATATCGGGGATACAGCTGCAGAGTTAATGGATAAGATCAAAGTTATTATGAAAGGACTACCTTTCTTCTTAAAGCCTGGTCTAATCGTTTATAATGTGATGACCATGAAGTTTGATAACGGATGTAGAATAATGGCTAAGACGACGACTAAAACATCGTCTATCGGTTATACAATCCATATGTTATACATGGATGAGTTCGCTCACATTAATCCTAACTTCATTAATCAATTCTTCAAATCGGTTTATCCCACAATATCCTCATCACAGATTGCAAGGGTTATTATTACATCGACCCCAAATGGGATGAATAAATTCTGGGAATTGTATAAAGGCGCAATTGATGGGGAGAATGAATTTAACCCAATTAGAGTTGAATGGTGGCAGATTCCCAATAGAGATGAGGAATGGAAGAAAAAGGAGATAGCAGCATTAGGATCAGAAGAAGACTTCAATCAAGAATACGGGTGTCAATTTCTTTCTTCATCTAGGTTACTATTAGATTCGCCGACGCTTAAAAGATTAAAAACAAACGAAGAGAGTTTTGTTTTTCACGAGCTATCTTCTTTTGAGATGAGTCCTATAGATTATACAAGTCTAGTGTGGCATCCTAAATTCGATCCCGCTTCAATATTTGAAAAGGATGCTCAAAAATTTTATATCTCTATAGATACAGCAGGTGGAGGTGGAGGTGACTTTTCTGTAGTTAATATTTTTAAAGTTACTCCTATGCCAACCACCAGCATAAAGAATAAAAAATTCTTCGAGGATGAAAGTGACTTCTTCTGTTTACTTCAGGTAGGCATTTATAGATCTAATACTGTTCAAATAGACGAGCTTAAAGCATTTGTTGAAATCTTAGTACTTCATATATTAGGGGAAGAAAATACAAGGATCGTATTGGAGATGGATTATAAAGGTGAATTACTAATGAGTAAATTACTTGATGGTGAAGATTTTTATGATGAGATGTTTGTTTACACTAAACATTCAGAGGCTACATCTAAATTAAGACCAGGGGTAAAGCTTACGGTAAGAAATAAAGAAAAATTCTGCTACGATCTTAAAATAAACACAAGATCATATAAAATAATCCCTTCAGAAAAAAATACGATCCATGAATTAACGAATTTTGGTATAAACTCTAATGGAAGTTTCTCTAGCCAAATAGGTAAGGATGATATAGCAATGACACTAGTTAATCTCAACTGTGTATTCGACAATGGGGATTTTCAAGAAACAGTATCAGAACTATATGATGTTATTCCTGAAAAATTTAGAAATCTTATAGAGGAAAGACTAAACGATTCAGTAGAAGAGATACAAAATAGAAATAATGAGATGTCAAACTATACTTTCTTGAATGGCCTCCTTGATTCCTAAAGAAAGAATGATATATACATAGAAAAAGAAGTCTAAAGAAGCGAACTTCTTCGATATATAAAAAAATAAAAATTAGAGATGGCCAAACAAGTTAAACTTGACTTATCACAATTCAAAGCATCTGGTGTTTACACTTTGGAGTTTGATGCTTCGGAAAATATTATAATCAATCCACAAACAATTCGTTTGGTTGTTGGTTATTCTAATATTGGACCTTTTAATACTCCAGTATACTGCCCGGACATCACAACTTTTCAAGCAGTTTTTGGAGGAATTGATAAAACCTTAGAGAAAAAAGGATCTTTTTTCCACAGATCTGTACTAACATGTTTAGGAAGTGGACCTGTATTTGCATTAAATCTTAGAATACTTAATAATACAGTAGATGTAAACGGAGATCCTGATTTTGCTGCTGGTGCTGATGTTGCTAGATATCGTGCATTATCTGTTGATACGGAAGAGCAAAATGGTAATAATGCAACAGGAGGATATTCAGATCCATTAACAAAACAAGACAAATTAGTATCTTCTTATTACAACAAGGAGAAATTCTGGTTCCCTGATACTAATTATTTCTTAGCAACTGAAGATACATCAGGATCAAAACCAGATTCTAGAAAGCTATTTAGCTTAGTTAATATAGGACAAAATCCTGTAAGTGTTATTGTTAGAAAATCTCTTGACTCACCTTTCCCTTTAAAAGGATTCGATATTACTGCTAGAGAATATTTTGGAGCAGATAACGTGCCTTCTTTCATGAATCAGTACGATTATCTTTCTGATTGGTTTATTGATGTAATTGCAATTAGCGGTAACTGGACAGATTACCAAGCTTTAGCAAATGACCCAGTTTACAGTGCATATTTCACTTCAAAAGGATTCATTAAGGCACAAATTGATAACTTCTTAGCACAAGACGGAATTAATATCGTTACAACAGTAACTGGTACACTTATTCCTAACTTCGTAGATCAAAACGGTACTCTTAGATACATTCAGACATTGATTAATAACCAAGCTCAAACAACTGGTATCTTCTGTGCAGTTAACGAAGAAGCTTTAGATGATTTAGAAAACAACTCTTCAGTAATTGACTTAGTTGGTCACCACTTAGTTGACGAGATTGGACCGGATGCAGATATCACAACAAATCCTAAGAATCTTAATTTCTTATCGTATAGCCAAAATCTATTTGCAGATTTCACATATTATAAGAACATTGCAGGATCTACTGGAGGTACAGAGATTACAGATACTGGAGTTTCTCCTTCTACTGGATTTGATATCTTACCAGAAACAGGAACTTTAGCAGAAGATACATTATTTAATGCTACTGGAGATGCTGGTATACCTACAACTCTATGGGACACTTACAATGCTTCTAATAGAGATGGCGGAGCTATTTATATCGATACATTATTTACTAACTCTGTAAATCATGACGCTCAGATTACTACATTAAGCTCATTTGTTACTACTGATAATGATGCTCCTGGAGCTAGATGGGTACTTGGTAAAGTTACATCTAACCTACCAACTCCTGGATATTTAGGATTCTATGCTGGAGATCTTGTTAAATTAAAAGTAGTAGAAGCTAAAACAATAACTAATTCAACATTACCTGTAGGACAAAGAACACAAATAAGATTAAGATTATCACATCCTCTTGTTGGTTCTACTGCATCTATAACATACGTTGAGCCTTGGTACGAAACAAACAAAAGTACATTAGATGCTTACCAAATTGGTAGTCCTGACTACTTTGATAATGATGACGTTTTCTTCTCACCTGATATTCCAATAGGAACTGATAGCTATTTAGCTTACGAAAACTCCGCAATGTACAGAGACTGGGTAAAAGGTAATATCAGCGATGGTGATATTGATTGGAAAGATGATACAGGATCACTTCTTCAATATCTTAAGTTTGAAAATAACGTTGATAGAGACGGATTTAATATCCTAGTATGCAGAGCGTATGCTGATGATACATTTACAACACCAGAAGTTATTGCAACTTGGAACACAACTTATGTTAGTTCGCTTCCTATAGGTACAAACTTAACAACAGGTTTAAGCTTTAATGTCGTTTCAACTAACGGTAATCTTAGCGATTATGTTGATATTATTACTCAGTTAGCACCTAACATTATTGAAATGACAGTTGCTGAGGCTAATTCATCGGGTATTAAAGTAGGAGATCTATTAGTTTCTACTGACACTCAGACTTATGATAATCCGTTAACTGAAAATTTACAGTCTAGACTAACAAGAGTACTTGAAGTTAAAACTGTAGCTTCTGCTTCTTCACCTGGAGTTTATACAATCCAAGTTAAGACAGAAAGACCTATTCAGCTTTATCCTGGTACAACCACAAGAGTATGGAAGTTCAAATCTGTACAAGAGTTTGTTACATCATTCAACTTTACGTATCTACCAGGAGCAGCTATTAAAGCAGCTTCAGTTCCAAATGGAACAGATGTAAGAATGAATGCTATTTTAGATGTACTTTACAATACTAACTTAGCTAGAACTCTTGCAGACACTGACGTTATTACATTCAGATATGTGGTAGATACATTTGACGGAGGTATTCAACCAAACTGTAAATACCAACTTACAAGACTTGCTAAGAACAGACAAAAATGTATGGCAATCTGTAACGTACCCTCAATGCAGAAATTCTCAGAATCACAAGATCCTAGATTTACTTCTGCACCTACTGCAACAGATCCAGCACCAATTTTACAAGCTAGATATATCGCAGACGGAGGTAATTTAAGTTTAAATCCTTCATTCACATTCTCTCTTCCTGACGAAGATCAAGGAGCTAAATTCTCTGGATTCTTCTCTCCGTTCTTAACGATTAGAGATAACGGTAAAAACTTAAACGTTCCACCAGCACCATACGTATCTAATAACTTCATCCGTAAGTTTATCACAGGTGAACCTTATTCAATCGTAGCAGGTGTTAAAAGAGGTATTATTTCAGCTGGTAACTTAGTTGGACTTGAGTATGACTTCGATCTTCAAGATAGAGAATACTTAGAGCCATTTGGTATCAACCCAATCATCCGTAAAAGAGGAGTTGGTGTAGTTATCTACGGTAACCAAACAAGCTACCAAAGAACTAACTCAGCATTTAATAACTTACACGTTAGAGATTTATTAATCACAGTAGAATCTGCAATTGAAGAGATCTTAGCAAACTACGTTTTCGATTTCAACGAAGATTCAGTAAGACTTGAGATTAAAACTTTAGTAGACAACTACTTAACTGGAGTAAGATCAGTAGGAGGTATTTATAACTACTTAACTATTATGGACTCTTCGAACAATACTCCTGCAATCATCGATCAAAATATCGGTATCATCGACGTTATTATCGAGCCTGCAAGAGGAATTCATAAGTTTATTAATAGAATGACAGTTACTAGAACAGGTGGTATTGCTTCTGGAGGATTTATCCAATTTAGTTAATAAATTTGATGATCAAAAAGAATGTTAAATATATAAAATAAAAACATGGCAGGATTACCACACTATTCAAGTTCGAAGGCTTCTATTAACAAGTTCGAACCAGTTTTCCTCAACCAGTTTGAGGTTACTATAAGTCCACCTACAGGTGTGGCTATTCCGCAAGGAAATCCTGGAAGTAATAATATACTTTTAGAACAAGTAACTAGAGTTTCTGGATTACAGGTAGATCAAAACCCTGGAGAAATAACACAGCAATATAAATTTGCTAAAAGATATTACGCGGGAGCAGCTCCTCAAAGAACTGGTTTAGATTGTGATATAGAGTTTGAAGTCAACTTAAATGATGACAATTCAATGTATGTTTTTAAAGTACTTCGTCAGTGGTCAGATTTAATTTACAATCCTCTAACAGGTGCAATGGGATTAAAAGCAAACTATGCGGGTAATATCCTAATCAACGTCTTCAATAAACAAGGAGATGTTTATAGAAAGATTAACCTTAGAGATTGCTTTCCTAGTACACCTATTCCTGAGATGGCTTTAAATTACACTCAAACGTCTATTTACAAATTAAATGTTACTTGGGCAGTTGATTACTTTGATGACGTATTTATATAATTAAAAAGAAATGGCAGGATTACCACATTTTAGCTCCTCAAAGGCAGCGGTTCAATTATACGAACCAGTTTATCTTAACCAGTTCGAGGTTATTATTCAACCTCCAGTTGGTGTAGGAAATCCGCAAGGAAACGGCGGAAGAACACTACTAGTAGAAAACGTTCTATCAGTAGCTGGTCTTGCGGTTGATAAAAACCCAGGAATAGCAGAACAAAGATACAAGTTCTCTAAAAGAAGATATGCAGCAGCAGCTGTTGATGATACTGGGGTAAAAGTTAGAATCGATTTTGAAACCAACTTAGACGACAACAACAGTAACTACGTGTTCAAAACACTTAGACAATGGTCTGACTTAGTTTACAATCCTTTAACTGGTGCTACTGGTATAAAATCTACCTATGCTGGAGGAACTTACATACTTGTCTCTATCTTCAATAAACAAGGAGATGTATTTAGAAGAGTTAAATTAGTTAATTGCTTCCCAGTAGATCAAATTAAAGCAATGGACTTAGATTACACAAACGGAACAACACCTTACAAAATATCACTATCATTTAGAGCAGACTATTTTGAAGATGTATTCAATTAATTCTTAGCATTTCTTAGCATTTTCTTAAAATAAATATATAAATGGAGACCCTGAGTCTCCATTTTTTATTTTAATCGATTAGGAAACTTAACGATAAA